GCGCTTGAGAGTTTGTCAACATATTGAAAGGTTTCTTCATCGTGCAATGCCAATTCTCGAATTGCTGTTTGGACATTGTCTATAGTTGCTCTTGCAATATCGTCACCGCGCACCCAGTTACACATTTCCAACACAACATTCAGATTCAAAGGCGCTACGTGTCTACCTAAATAAGGTTCGTAACGGAATCGACGTTTGAGATATTGAATGTCGTCAATGTTCACATAGGGTTGCAGATTTCCGGTCTTTTCGGCGTCAGTGTAAGTTAGTCCTACTTGGGAATACCCGCGTTGTAAAGCGAAGGAGTCCAAATTAGTCCCAGGTCTCACATTGATGTTAACGTCGTCACCATAGCAAACCATAGAACAATAATCTTCAAAGCATTGAGGTGGCAAGTTAGTTTCTTTGGAAAATGCGTATCGTGTAGCCAGCTTAACTGCCAGACAATTGATAATAGTTGTCGCAGCATTACCCGATGGCTGTGAGTGAGCCCACACATACAAGGTGTCATGTAAAAGATGGACTGAATTCACAATATCGAGCCATAGAACATAGCGAACGATTTCATGTTGGGTTTCACCGTTGAGCAAATACCAGTTGTTGATTACGTCAAATACAGACCATAACAAGTCCGCAGAGAGACTACCATCGAAGTTCGAAAAATCACCGCTAGTGAGGTTTTTCCCAAAATGAGTCAATTTGACAAAGGTCTTCTCCCAATCAAAAGAATACGGGTCCGTTCCTACACTTATCTCATTATGGATCCTATTGTCCATGGCGTTCGCTACGAATGCCAGGAAATGTCTCCGAAAAAGAATATTGTAGTCTACGGGTCCGCATGCGAATGATCGAGTTTTCCCTGTCATAACTTTCTCGATTGGGCGTCGCTCATCTTTAAGTGTATCGACCCAAACGGTTAGTACTCTGCGTCCTTGAAGAGCCTCTTTTTCACGGAATTGCACAGCTTGAAGCATTGACTCGGCTACATACTTGTCATCATCTTTGCCCAACCAATCTTGCTTTCCGGGTTTCTTCGCGTACAAAACCCAAGGATATCCTGCGGATGATTGTCGGTCCAAGCAACGAACACGGTCATCACCGTCAATCCCAAGAGCTGCTTCATGTATGGTGTATAACATAGGTCCCGACCATTTCTGGGAAACGGAGGGTAACACTGCTTTTACACACTCATGTAACAATTCTTGATCAATCAACGGAGTCTTACCAGCATTCTTTGCTAGGGCAAGCAACATAGGATCCACAGG